AACTTGGAACGAACCTGAGAGAGTTTTGTGCGTATAAACGTTAGCACGATATGGCTCAATCGAAGGAGAAGTACCGCCACATATAATACTAGAACTAGCGTTAGGTGCAACAGCGAGTAGATGAGCATTCCTCCTGCCACTACCACTGACATCAGGAGCTTCACCCCTGTCCTCTGCAAGTCTTTCAGAAGCTCTGAGTGATTGTGTCTTAATGTGTTTAAATGCTTTGTAATTAAAGCCCGTAGCGAAGATACCTTCAAAAGGAATGTTGCGTGATTGGAGATACGAATGGAATCCCATCGCACCAAGACCCAACGACCTTTCTCGATAAGCCGAGTAGGCAGACTTAAGAAAACCTCCTTTGCCCGGCTTAATATGTTTTTGAAACCTTTTAAAGTTTGCATTATATTCTCCTAAATTATCTGTGTCAACAGCGTTATCAATGTAATGTTGAAGAACGTTGTCAAGCATGGTTATTAAATCATCTATAAACATAGGGTTCTCACTCCATTCATCAAAGTATTCTAAGTTTACAGAAGATAAACAACACACTGCTGTTCGTTCTTCATTCGTAGGTAAAGTAATCTCAGAACATAGATTGCTCTGTTTGATTTCTAATCCTAAATCTTTTTGTTCTTTAGGCAATGCTTCGTTACATGTGTCTATATTAATCATGTATGGCTCACCTGTCTCTGCTCTTGCATTGATGATCTGCCACCACAAGTCTCTAGCATTTACAATCTTTGTAGGCTCGTGAGTCTTAGGGTCAATCAATCTAAAGTCTGCATCTTCTTGTACAGCTTTAAGAAACTCATTGGTAAGGTTGATACCGTTATGAAGATTAAGATTTTTCCTGTTGATATCACCACCAGATTCTTTACGCATGTTAATGAACTCTTCAATCTCCGGATGAGATATGTCCATGTAAGCAGCATAAGAACCACGTCTTGTTGTGCCTTGATTGAAGGCTAACATCTGAGAATCTACAACATGCATGAAAGGGATTGAACCAGTAGACTTACTACCGTGAGTAGTAGAAATACCATTACTCCTAATATCTCCCCAAAATCCACCAATACCTCCACCCGAACTTGCCAACCAAATATTCTCGTCATAGTGAGCAGATAAACCATCCCTGCTATCAGGTACATAATTGAGGAAACAGCTAATAGGAAGACCACGACTTGTTCCCCCGTTACTAAGTATAGGAGTGCTAAACATGAACCAACAAGAGGAACTGTAGTGATAAAGTCTTTGAGCCAACTCAAAATCTGTGTGACCTTTGTAGGTTGCTCCGAAGACTGATGCTCTGGCAAACGCTTCTTGTGCATGTGTTTCATTCTCCCATAAGTATCTATCCTTAAGTGTGTCAAGGCTAAACTTATCTAATAGTTTTTCATTGCTATAATTAATCTTTATACCAAGATATTCCTTGATACCTACTTTATCATCTACCACTTGCTCTCTCCTGTTTTAAAGAACTTATCTCTATCATCGTGTATATCAAGCATTATTATACCATAATGTAATATTTTTAGCAAGTCTTTTCTGTTATGTCCATCTTTATTTCCATAACGTTTTGCATACTTTATAATGTTACCCATACAAAAACCCATACCATGTCCTGAGTCAATGATAACATCAGTAGCTTGGTACTTATCAGAAGCATAGTGCTCACCATATGTACCATCAATGTAAGCCTTTAGTTCTTGTATTAATTCATCTTCATTAAATTTATAGTTCATCGTTTCTCCAATCATCAGGTAAAGTATCTTCACTGTACCATCTGAAGTTATTTGTTTCAGCCCATTCAGCATGGGTTCTTTTGGTTCCGTTCTTTCTCATCTTAGCTCCCGGCATAGGAGCAAATGGTTTTTGAAATAAGAATACTAACTCGTAATCTTCTACCATTTCTGTAAAAGATTCTCGTATCCATATATACTTACTGTATTCAGCATAATCCCAGAATCTTCCTTTTGCTTCTAGTAATATTATTTTACCATCAATAGTCTTTACAAAGTCTGGCTCGTAAGTATGCTGTACTACATAGTCAAGCTTATCCCAGTGATGTTTCCAATCTTGTAAAATTGTTTGATGTATATTATATTCCCAAGTACTATCATATCCTTTTGGTACGTTAGTTTTTTTAGGTCTAGGTTTTCTTGGTACTCTTCTAGGCATTTAAGTCTCCGAGTGTCATATTAGGATTACGTTTTACTTGTTTGTAAAACCACCTTAAACTATAAGCACTCAATAGAAACTTGTTGTTAGCAAAGATGTGAGTCTGTTCTGGCAAGAACTCATTAAGATTCTTTCTATTAATCTTCGATGTATCCTCTCCATCTGGAACCATAGTTCTTAACCACTCAATGAGTAGGTCTTCTGCTCTTCGTCTAAGTTGTTTGGCTTTTGTTGAACGCATCTGTTACCTCTATAACGTTAGGGATTTTAGGTGACTTTGTTAAGTACCTATATCCATTTGAATATTTAAATACACGTAAACCTTTACCCTCGTTAGAATCTTTATGGCATTCAAACTTGTGTCGGCAATAAGTACACTCTCTAGGTAGCTGCATGTTACCAGACTTACCATCGGGAACAGGACTATAACATAGTTCTGGTGGTGTTGCTAACTTAACAGCTTTCTTTATATCAGTGATCTTCTTCTTGATATTAGGCTTGTCAAAGTTATCAGGTCTATACAAAGCTAACTCACCTGACTCTTTATTAAGAGCAAGGAAACCACCTTTGTCTGTGCCCTGTGCTTGTTCATACCCAGCAAGTTGAGCCATATATCCAAACATATCATTCTCTGCTAGTGTACCATCTTTAAACTTCTTAAAGGCATAACCAGAAGCTGTCTTGATATCTACTACCTCACCATCAATAACACAATCCATGTGTCCTTTGATACCAGATACTTTGATTTCTTTTTGTTCATCGGTAACATCATGTCCAGATAGCTTGATCAGAAATATAACTATCTCTTCAAGTAAATGTCCATATAAAAACTTAATGAATAAAGAAGGTGGCATCCTCTCCGGAGTACCTTCTGACTTCATATCAAACCAAAGTTGTCGTGACTTCCTACCTATGTTAGACATACGTAAGGTTGCATCACCTCTTGGTTCAGGATGAGACCACTTGTAAAGTATCTCTTTCATAGACTCACCAAACTGTTCAATGCTGTCTGGGTCTAGATCAATGTGCTCACCATCAGCAAGTACACCTATCTTATTATATATATCTTCGACTAATGTGTCAAGGGTTTTTGTTTTATTTTTAGAAATTAAATTCGCCTTGTTTGGCATTAGCTACCTCCTGTATAATAGTTTTATTTTTTCTAACGTGTGGCATGTAATCTCGTTCTTCCCATGTTTTAATACTGTGACAGTTTTGACAACGTACTTCACACTTTCTTATTTCATTAAACAAATCTTTAATATACTGTCTATTTTTTATTTTATCAGTAGGGGTAATACGACATACTAAAGTGCTCATATTGGCTCCACTTTTAGCAGCATCTAATAATATTGTTTTATCTTCTCTTACTTTATGGTCAAAGCAAAGTGCTTTTGGATGTTTATTGTAACCACAATCTATACATCCTTTACTAAGTTTATATTTATTAATCCGTCTGTATCTATTATCACGAAGATATTTTCTGTATTCATCACTAGTGAGTGTCACTCCAATTACCTCCTACTTTATATTCGCCATCCATTGGACAGCGTAGATTAAAATGTTCACCTGCTTCTATAATACTTTTTACTGCTAACTCTCCAACAAAATCTGCTTGAGATTCTTTGACTTCTATCTGCCATTCATCGTGGATGTTAGCAACAAATCTATAATCAATTGTATTAAGTCTTAACAAACTATCTAAGTTGACTAATGCTTTCTTCATTAAGATTGCACCTGCTCCTTGAAGTAGTGTGTTCAAAGCTGAGTGTTTGTTTCTTATGTATAGCTTCCTACCATCTAATCCTTTGAGGTAATTTTTTGAAGCTGCTCTGTCAACTCGTTCCTTAAGAGACTTGTATGTTGGGAGACTACTAAGAAAGCGTTCTCGCAACTTCTTACCTTCTGCTCTGCTTCCTTTAATGATGCTTCCAATCTTCTCATCTCCTGCTCCGTAAACGAGTGCGTAGATGAAAGTTTTAGCCTGATCTCTTGATTTAAGTCCAGCAAAGTTTTTGTTAGTCGTGTGAATGTCTCCATTAATAATTTCATTTATGTACTCCTTATCATCCATGTAATGTGCTAACATGCGTAGCTCTAATCCACTTGCATCTACACCTACAAGCTTATGTCCTTCTGGTACAGTCCAACAGGCTCGACATTCTTTACCATAAGGACTATGAACAGAGGGAACTTGTGCAACATTAGGATTTCTATGTGTCATTCTTCCGGTGATAGTACCGTTGGGAATAACAAAACCGTGTATTCTACCATCATCCTTGACAGCTTCTACCCACGAATCAATCTGAGCTATACGCTTTTGCAGTAATAAAAAATCTGCTATAAGTTTTGCTTCATGGATATGGGTTATCTTAGATAATGTTTTTTCATCTACAATAGGTTGACCAGTAGGTGTAAATCTATCTGGCTTCCAACCAAAGTCTATAAGATATTCTCCAATCTGTTTACGAGAACCAAGATTAAACTCTTGTAAAGTTTGTCGCATAAAAGGATTGAAGTTGTTGGTATCTAAACAACGTTGATATTCTTCATCAGTCATACCACGCTTAGATAGATTGCCATCTTTCTTGATGTAGGGTGTGACCTCTTTTGTGTCTACCCATTTAGGTTTAAACGTTTCATGTACTTCTTCTTCTATCAGTTGTTTCTTTTCTCTAAGCTCTGCTAACAAACTTAATGCTGATTGCATATCAAAAGCAAAACCATCTTGCTCTTGTTGTTTCATAATCTTAGCAATGCCTTGTTCAATATCAATTGACTGAGGTGAAAAACCTTTTGATTCTTTGCGAAGTTCTTGTAGTACTCTAGTGTTTAACTGTACATCCCGTACACAATAGTTTAACATATCAGTAGAGTAATTAAGATAATCTTCAAACTCAATCTTAGGATAGCCTAACTTGTATCCCCAAGTCTCAAGGCTGTGACCACCATCACGTGTTGGATTAAATAGTCTGGATAAAACTAAAGTGTCAATAAGTTTTTTATCACTAAGCTTTACTCCTCCAAACTTTTCCACAACTGGAATATCAAATCCAATAATGTTATGACCAATTAGCCTATCTGCTGTGGTAAGAAACTGATACCCTTCTTCTAACTTATTAGGTGGGAACTTAAATATCTCACCTGAGTCAGGATTCTGGGCAACAATACACCATACCTTTGTGGCATGAATATCATCTGTTTCTATATCAAATACTAAATCCATTAAAAGCCTTCATCCCCAGAGTTATCAAACTCTATATCTTCGTTAGTTAATTCAGATAGTCTACCAGTTTCTGCATCATAGATAACTCTAGCTGCCATACCTACATCACCTGTGTATCTTGATTTAAGTACACGTAGTCTTGTAGTCCTAGCTTCATCGGGGTCGTCTGATTGTTGATTACGTTCTAATGCAATAACACAATCGGATAGTTGACCAATACTATTAGAGCCACGTAGATGAGAGAGACTTACTTCAATACCATTCTCGTGTCCTTTGTTTCCATCGACACGTCTGAGATGTGATACAAGTATAATCCCTGCACCAGTCTCTTCAACTAAACTTCTAAGTCTAGTCATAATAGAATCAATGGCTCGTCTCTCATCACCTTCATGTACTGCACTGACTAACATATGTAAATGATCTACGACCACCCACTTACAGTCACATCCAATAATCATAAAGCGAAGCTTAGTAAAGATATCATCAATGTCGTTGGTGCCAAAGTGTGAGTGAACCCATACTCTGTTTTTATTCTCACCATCGTACAAGATGTCAAACATCTTATCAAGTTCTTCTTTAGAAAACTTCTCACGTTCTTGGTCAATGTATAACCTAGCGTTAGCTTCAATGGAAAGTATACCATCAATGGTACGTCTCCAGTCTTCTTCTAATGCTATGATACCTACGTTGTCCTGTGTTTGTTTCACAAGCCAATGCTCTATCTCTCTGGTTACACTAGACTTACCAAGTCCTGTTCCACCTGTAAGAGTTACAAGCTCACCTTGTCTCAAGCCATACAGCTTTTTGTTGAGTCCTTCATAAGGATAAGGTATGCTTTGTTTCTTCTCACGATTATGAAACTTCTCACGTTGCTCTGTAACATTGATAACACCGGATGGTGTATACACTTTAGCAGACCACCAAGATTCAACGAAGTCCTTATGTCGGTTAGACTTAAGCATATCGTTAGGGTCTTTGAACCCATTAGGAAGTGTGAGTATCCTAGCCTTACCCGGCTTGAAAAGTCTTGCAACTTTTACTGCTGCATCCTTTCCTGCTTTATCATTATCAAAAGCAACGATCACGTTTTCAAAGTTATCAAAGAACTCCAAGCTCTCCTTGATATCTCGTACTGCACCTTGTGCTCCACGCTTGATGGATACCACAGCCCACTTACTACCTAGTAGTTCGTAAGCTGCCATAGCATCACACTCCCCTTCGGTTATGGTGACATACTTGCCACCCTTAAACAACTGTTGACCAAACAATCCGGTATCATTGTAACTACCTTGTACAAAGAAATCTTTAGTAATAGAGTTCCTGCATTTGGTAGCTGACAGTTCGTGTCCATTATAATATGGATAGAAATGTTTAATGACCTGACCTTTTAAATCTTGAACAGCTTTAACCCCAAACTTCTGTGCAGTTGCTTGAGATATTTTTCTGTCCGTCAATGCAATGAAGCTACCCTCAGTTACATTGTCAGGTTGTTTGGTTTGTGTTGGTTGTGATTGTGTCATAGTGTTTCCGTTACATGCTTGTTCATAGTTAGGCATAAATTCTCCACAACTGAAACACTTTGCCGAGCCATCTTGATTGACTCCTACAGCATCACTGCTACTGCAAAGTGGACAGGGTTGTTTCAACTTATCCCAAGTTGTATCATTCATGTTAGCCCTCCTCAAGACTATGTGTTTTCTTTTGCTACTTTAGATTCATCCTCTATAGTTTCTGGGTCGTCTCCAACAAACTGACCCTTCTCATTACGAGCCGATTCAGTTTCAACGATAGCTTCGTCTCTATCTTTGAGAAGCTCTTCTAAGTTAGCCCGATGTGTGCGACTTGCAAAGTCTAAAGCTTCTATGATAACTTGTAAGTTACCTACTTTCTGTACTATAACA